TATATATTACCGCCAGTTGCGTAACTCTTAAGTTCACAATTGAAAGTTATAAAATCTCCCTGTAAAAAATTAACAGGATTACCCAACGTATCTTCAAAAGTAAAAACACCTTTTGAATTATCTACACTTACTGTGCTTGGCGTAGCACTACCATTTAAAACTTGATAATCTGAAGAAACAAACTCACCATCTACACTTAAAATAATTTCATTTTCATTGTCGTCTAATCTTACTGCAGGATTAGCAACTAAACTTGTAACATAATCTAGTTTAACGTCATTTCCGTCAGCAGACTTCATATCGTATCCATCTACATAATTACCAAACATTAATCTGTTTCCAGAACTAGTTAAAGCTTTCGCTTTTAAAGGAACATTATCATACAGTCTTAAACTTTCATTAGCAGATAATACTCTAAATACTTCTTTGTTTCTAAAAAATATAGATTGTGTTGAATTGTCAGCCCATCCTAAGTCAGATTTATTATACTTGTCAATTACTTTAATAACAGTGCTTGAACTTTCTTTATAACAAACTTCTATTTCTTTGACTAAATTAGAACCCGTATTAAAAAACACAGTTGCTGCATTGTATGCGTTAACCATTGACTCATTCTTAATAGTGTTAAAATCGACCTCAACTAAATCAGGGTTTTCAGGCTCAAAAGCAGGAAGGCTAAATGGAGATAGCGCAGAGTACTCTCCATCTTCATACTTAAACCTATAAGCAAAAGAAATAAACTTGTCTGTAAAAAAACTTTGATCGTCACCATCAGCACTAGACAAAGTAAAACTAGGTGGGCTAATGGGTGGCTTAACTATAAGATTAATTTCTTCTTCTGTTATTTGGTCTACTCCACCAACAGGAAAAGCATAAGACCTATCTACATTTATTTTTCTAGGTGGATTTAAATTATCTGTAAATATTAAAAACCTATCTATTAACTCAACCCCTGTTATTAAATTACTTGGGTTAAAGTTTAATACACTAGTAGATATAATGTGGTATATAGTAACAGATGTTTTTACATTGAAAGAAATAATTAAGTCAACTACTGAAGGATCAGTCACAAACCAATAAATAGTTTCATCACTTTCATCTGCATAAGAACCAATACAAACAGCGTTAGAGCTTAATGCCACTCCTTGATTAGTGATATTGGTTAGCTTTGTGTTACCCTTAGTGTTTTCTACACTTCCTATTTCAGAATCTTCTGTTGAGCCTAGTCTAGCGTTTAGTGCGTCTACATACTCTCCAGGAGGTAGTATCCTTTCGTCACTAGACTTATTCATTATGCCTTTGAAGAAAAAACTATTTAATTGCATATTACTTTATAATCTTATCTTGACCTCTTAAATTCATAAGTAGTCTTCCTGGGTGAATGTTACTCATTCTTATTTTGGCATTTCTAAGTAATGCTGATTTGCTTTTTCTGTATCTATTTATAATGTACTCTGGTTCATTTAGTTTTGTATTTAATATAGAGTAAGTTATATAAGAATACAAAAACTCTTCAAACATTTTATTGACAGTTACCAATGAATCATCTCCATTTTCCATACCGTCAGAAACATATTCTAATACAACTGACTTATTACCAGCTCCAGAACTAAAATTAATTACGCCACCTTTTTTATCTATTTTAAAAGTAGGTAAAGCATTTGCTGTTTCTGTATTTAATCCGTAAGCACCACCAATAGAGAAGTCAAAATACCAACACCCTTCTAAACAAAAACCATAGTATCCGTAATAAGGGCTAGTCTCATTTAAGTATTGGCTTCTAGTAAGGCCGGCTATTCTGTCTTGTGTAATCTTAGAGTTTTCAGGACTTAGCACATTACCATTTGAATCAAACAATAAGTTGTTGTTGTTGTCTTGCAAGTAAGCAGAAGCATAATTAGTTTGAACATTTTCACTTAAAGGAAACAAAGTCCCGTTGTGATATATAGATATTCTAACCCAGTTAACAAAATCAGAAGGTAATATGTATCTTAAGTTGTCACCAACATTTAGTTGAAGTATTTTAATTTCTTTAAACGCATCATAATTAAGTTCTTGTATTGCTCTTTTAGCGTGAAACAAAACTTGATATCTATCTATATTATTAATAAGCTGATTGTTACCAACATACATTAACATATAGTTGTTTACAATATCTTGCAAAGAAACATACTGATAAGAACCCCAGTTAGCATTTGAAGGAGTATTGCCTCCATTTTCATAATATTGATATTGTGATATATATGCCATTAGCTATTTTCTTGTATGGTTTCTAGGTTTTCTTGTGTGGTTGCCGCTTGAACAACTTCAGCCTCTCTAATTGATAGTCCAGCATACTTTAAGATGTTAACAACCAAATCTGTTTCATCAGATAAAGGTAATTCAAAGTCTTGAAAATCTGCTTGAGATTGGTCAAACAATGGTTGACCTCCTGTTAAAGTTTGGTAAGTCCACTTAGGGTCTTTTGGATATCTAACATATTGAGTTTGTAAGTCAGCCACTCCAGATATAGTAGTTGGGTAAGCAGTAATATTATTAGCCTCTAATACATATGCAGGATATTGTGTAGTAGGAGCTGTTAAGTTAGAGTTAGTTAAATAAAATATTTTATCTTGACTTACTCTTTCTACCTCTGCAATATTTTTATTGTTATAAATTGCATAGTTTTCTGCAGTGACCATTATGTCACTACTTAAAATTAATGAGGTGTTAGCTACTGCTGTTACAAAAGCAGATGTAGAGTCAGTGGTGTTAATTACTATGTCACCTACACTTACTACACCTAAAAAATTAGCATCAACATCATCTAGTTTTCCTGCGGTAGTTCCTGTTGTAGTTCCTGAAGTTAATTGATTAGGATAATAGAATATTTTATTAATAAGATAATAATCTAAAGGAAGCGAATAAATATTAGCATTAACTCTAGTTAAGAATGACGTAACTGAAAAACTATCTAATACTTCTTCTAATCCCTTTTTAATATCTGCATAACCTGTGCCGGATAGTCTACCTAGTCTATTGTTCTCTTTGTTTATTTGAGTATTATACTGGTAAAAGTAATCTTCAAATATATCTAGCTGCGCTTGTTTTGCAAAAAGGTTAAAGTCAGCTGGAGAGATGTATCCGTAATTATTTTTATTCAGTATAGAAAGAACAGTATTTCTAACAGAATTTATCATCTAAAATCTTTTAATACAAAGATAAGCAAAAAAAAAGAGCCTCTAGTGATAGAAGCTCTTGTATAATATATTAGATAAAATGTTATCCTATAGATATTCCTATTACTTGATTTGGTAAAGTAGATACATCGTGAGAAACATCTGTCCAACTAGAAGAGTAGCCTTTAACTATTGCATCTTCAATCAAATCTCTAACTGCTTCGCTTCCTGAAGCAACTGGAGTGTGTGTTAAAGTAACAACATCAGCTGATGCAGCTCCGTCATAGGTGATAGTAACAGTGCTAGTGGTAGCTTGCTCTACTAATAAAACTCCTGATCCAGAAACTAATTGGTTATTGCTAGCAGTCCCTGAATGAATGAAAAATGCTTTTCCTGAAACTATAGGAGCTGTTCCGCCATCTAAAGCTGTTAAAGTAAGATTGTTGTTGTCTATTTTACTAGCAACTAAAAAATACTCATTATCTGTAGATTGATGAACAATATCTCCAACAGAAACATTAGCAAAAACATCACCAGTATCTGTTAAGTCAGCTGACCCAACAGGAGTAACTGATGTTCCATTCATAATCAAATTAAATACGGGTACGTTTAAAAACTTCTCCATATCTTAAGCTATTGCGATTCCGCTTACCGCTTTCGGTAAAGAACCCATTTGTAAAATAACTTCAGTCCATTGTTGTTTCAATACTTGAACAACACCATCCTGAATAGCATCTCTCATTTCTTCACTCCCAGCAGCTACTGCAGCGTGAGTTAGAGTTACTTTTTTTCCTCCTCCGTAATATATTGTAGTAGTTGTAGTTGGATTTGCAACTGGTGAAGCTCCATCTCCTACTTCTATTAATTTAATGTCGTTACACGAGACTAATTGATTTTGCTCGTTTGTAACTGGTATACTTAAAAACTTTTGCATTGTTTAAAAAATTAAGTGGTTAATAATCTTACAAAGATAGCC